ATAGATACTAAATTCGATGAGTTTGAAAACAGAATCACAGAAGGCCCAGTCGTGGCGTCTCCGTTCAAGTACGATACTGGAGTCGAAGTGGGTGACACTCTCTACTTCCATCATCATGTTGTTATTGACCGTGGTCAGCCTCTTACTGGTGAAGATAATCACTATATTGTTCAGTATAATCCTACTTACACCGCTGGCAATCAGGCTATTGGTTACAAGTCTGCGAAGACTGGTCTCATATCTCCGCTGGCGGGCTGGTCACTTCTCGAAGGAGTTGAGGAACCAAAAGAAGAACAATCTAGTTTTATTGAAGTTGTCAAGCTTAATGACGATCCTGTCACTAAAGGGCGCGTCGCATTTGAAGCTCCTTGGTTGGAAGAGCTAGGGCTCAGCAAGGGCGATGTAGTAGGCTTCAAAGAGAATAGAGACTACAGGATAAGCATTGACGGGAAGGAATACTATCGTACTCGCGCAGAAGATTTGATGTATGTCGAGAGGTAAAAAGTTTACTACAATAAGCGCCGCCGAGAGGCTTATGAATAGCATGGAGATCGCTATTGATAACATGATTGAAGAGATTAAAAAGCCAGTTGACCCAGAAGCTGGTGGCTCTTCCAGAAAGGCTGAGCTCCAGTCTATAAAGCAAACCGCTATTGACTGTAAAGAACTCCTGGTGGAGCGCCAGAGGCTAGAGCAAATGGTTAAAGAACTAAAGAATAATGGAGAAATCGAACAACAAAAAGACTACTCAGGTGGATTCGCAGAACGCTTCTCTAAATAAGCCTAGCGGGCTTATCTACTGGGACGACTATAACTTTGATAATCAAGACAATACAGCGGGTTATCTAAAGGTAAATATATGCACCCGTAGCTCAGCTGGATAGAGCATCTGCCTTCTAAGCAGACGGTCACAGGTTCGAATCCTGTCGGGTGTACGAATTAAATTAAAAAAAATGCCAGATCTAATTTGCAAAAAATGCAAGGCTGAAAAGTCGGTTCAGACCTTGACCATGAAGTTTAAGGATGGGGAGGTCTATTACCCTGAAGGTCAGTGTGATTGCGGAAAGCAAATGGAACTCAAGAACCCTAAAAAGGGAGTTCCATCATTAGGAAGGATGAACAGACATGGGCAGAGCTACTGATGTCCAGCTTAATAGACATAAAGGGGTATGAAACTAAAGGCATTAAAATCGACCCTAACGGTACAGAAGGAGAGGTTATTGAGCTCCACGGGTTACTCGTTGTTTTACCGAAAAAACCAAAGCGATCTGAAATTCTCTTCCATGACCTCCCAAAGGCAATGCAAATGTGGAAGCGCACAGCTATGCCTGAAGAGCTGCTTAGGGTTCGCAGTATGGATGAGTGGCTCGAAAAACCTTCCGAGTTTCGAAAACGATTTCGTTCTTACGTCGAGCAAGAGTTTCAGCGTCGGCGCGACGGTGTGTGGTTTTACAATAATGGGGAACCTACGTATATTACAGGGCGACACTATATGTTTCTTCAATGGTCTAAAATTGATATCGGATATCCATCATACCTTGCTTTCCAGAAAGAAATCTTTCTCCACATGGCTGCGTGCGAAGCTGATCCTCGTTGTTTCGGTCAGCTATATACTAAGTGTCGTCGTTCTGGCTACACTAATATATGCTCTGCTGTCCTTGTGGACGAAGCTAGTCAAGTTAAAGAGAAGCTTCTCGGCATTCAGTCAAAGACAGGTAAAGACGCTCAGGAAAATATTTTTATGAAGAAAGTGGTTGCGATTTTTCGCGGCTACCCATTTTTCTTTAAGCCTATCCAGGACGGCACGACGAACCCACGAATGGAACTGGCTTTTCGTGAACCCTCAAAACGAATAACAAAAAACAATAAGACGTCGCACAGCGGAGACGCACTAAACACCGTTATTAACTGGAAAAACACCACCAACAATGCGTATGACGGTGAAAAGCTGCACATACTGTACCTCGACGAGGCTGGAAAGTGGGAAAAGCCCACGGACATACGTGAAGCCTGGCGCATTGAACGTACATGCTTGATCGTCGGTAAGCGCGTAGTAGGAAAAGCTTTAGTTGGCAGCACGGTAAACCCCATGAATAAGGGGGGAGAGGAGTACAAAGGTTTGTGGTACGATTCTGATCCTAACGATAGAAACAACAACGATAGAACAAGGTCTGGATTGTATCGCATATTCATTCCTGCATACGAAGCGCTAGAGGGGTTTTTTGATCAGTATGGAAGCCCTGTTGTTGAGGACCCCTCCCAAACCGTACACACACATGGTATTGTAAAAGGTATCGACGGAGAAGATATCTTTACGGGGAGTAAGTCTTACCTTAAGAACGAGCGAAGATCCTTTAAGGACAACCCTTCCGAGTTAAACGAGGTGACCCGTCAGTTCCCCTTCACTGAAGACGAAGCCTTCAGGGACAGTATTGAAGGGAGCTTATTCAACATTGGTAAGATCTACCAACAGATTGAACACAACGAAGAACTATACCCCAACCCCGTAGTGGTGGGTAATTTTACATGGAGGGAAAAGGACAAAGAAGCTGTGTTTTCTCCTACCCCTAACGGCAGGTTTAGAGTTAGCTGGATGCCAGATCCAAACGAAAGAAATGTAATTAAACAAGAGAGGGGCAAGAGAGTTGCTCCGTTTGATAGCTACGGATGCGGAGGTGTTGACTCCTACGATCTTGACGCTACAGTGGACGGAAGAGGGTCGAAAGGTGCGCTACACATGTACAACAAATTCAGTGTAAATCGCCCGTCAAAAATGTTTGTAGTGGAGTACGCTTCTCGTCCAGATCTAGCTAGTATCTTTTATGAGGATGTATTGATGTGCGCTTTTTTTTACGGCTACCCACTACTTATAGAGAACAACAAGTATGGTATCGCAAGGTACTTTGAGTCAAGAGGTTACGACGGCTACTTAATGGATCGTCCAAAGCACCTAATGAGCTCTTCCTCTCATGTCAATGTAAAAACAAAGGGTATTCCATCAAACTCTCAAGATGTTATTCAGGCTCATGCTCACGCTATAGAAAAGTATATACATGAAAGCGTTGGAGTCAATCACGAGACTGGCGAGGTAGGCAACATGTACTTCAACAAAACCTTGGAGGATTGGATAGGCTTCAAGATCGACAAAAGAACCAAGTTTGACTTGACCATTAGTTCTGGATTAGCATTGCTTGCAGCGCAAAAAGCAAAAGAAAAACCCAGGACCGACTTCAAAGAAAAGGTGTTTTTTAGAAAATACAAGGTCTAGAATGGATTTGCTATATTTGCAGAATATGCGTAGAGCTCCATTAGACACATGAATAATACAAATAACAAACGTAAAGGCTCTTTTCCTGACCCGCTTGCAGATACGGAAACAAAAAAGACTAAAGACTACGGGCTTAAGTACGCTAAAGCTATTGAGTCTCAGTGGGGTAAGATTACCAGTGCTACGTCTTTGTACGGAAAGCGCAATGTTGTTTTTGATCGAAACCGAGACTATGCTAACGGCACTCAGGATACGAACATTTACAAGAAGTTGCTGCGGTCCCTTAATCCAAATGACGGCGATGGCAGCCTTATGAATCTAGACTACACTCCAGTCCCTATCCTTCCGAAGTTTGTTCGGGTGGTAGTAAATAAAATTCTTTCTCGTAACCCGTACCCAAACCTAGAGGCTGTAGATCCGCTTTCTTCTTCTGAAAAGAATAACAAGAAGAGAAAAATAGAAATTCAAATAGAAGCCAAGAAGCAACTACAGCAACTCAAAAAGGAAACAGGCATGGTCATCGGGACCAACCCAGATGAATTACCCGACTCTCTAGAGGAAGCCGAAATCCTTTTAGGCACTAACGTGAAGACCGACGCAGAGATCGCCGCTCAAATCGGTACAAACATGACCCTTTCGTGGAATGACTTCAACGACAATACCCTGCGGAGGTGTGTCAACGATTTGGTTTCTCTTGGTATGGCGGTCGTAAAAAGAAGCAACGACCCAAATGAGGGGATTAAGACAGATTATGTGGATCCAGCTAGATTTATTCATAGCTATACGGAAGACCCTGGTTTTAACGATATGGTTTACGCGGGACACATTAAGACTATAACGATTCAGGAGCTAAAGAGAATCGCGGGCCACGAGCTCCAAGAGGAGGATTTCGAGAAAATAGCCAATTCAGTAAAAAACAAGGAAGGTAATAACTCCAGCGTTTTTAACAAGCATTCGTACAACCAGCGCATGATGCGACAAGAGTATGGCTACGACGAGTACATGGTAGACGTCCTAGACTTTGAATTTATTTCCGTTGATTGTATTTACTTCGAAGAAAAAGAAAACCGATTCGGCAACACGAATTTCTTTATGAAGGGATTCGATTACGAAGAAAAGCAAGGAAGCGTCTTTGACAGAAAACCCCATAAAATGGAGATCGCAACAGTCTATGGCGGGAGCTTCATAATGGACGGGTGTGACTTAATGTTCAACTACGGCATGCTGAGAAACATCCCTAAGAATATTCACGACATCTCAAAGGCTAGGCTTTCTTACTCTGTTGCCGCCACTAATATTCGGGATATGATGCCGAAGTCTATGGTGGATGGCTGTACTGGATTTGCTGATATGCTTCAGCTTACGCATCTTAAGATTCAGCAGGCAATCGCAAAAGCTAAACCAGATGGGTTGATTATTGATATTGAGGGGTTGGAAAACGTCCAGCTAGGAAAAGGGGGAGAGCTGCAACCTTTGGACTTGCATGACATCTACGAGCAGACAGGTGTATTTTATTATAGGAGCAAAAACCCAGAAGGTGGCTTCCAGAATCCCCCTGTTCGAGAGATCGGAAATAGCATCCGAAACATCAATGAGTTGATCGGGCTGTATAACCACTATCTACGTATGATTCGTGACGCTACGGGAATCAACGAGATGATGGATGCTTCTACACCGAAAGGTGACACTCTTGTTGGTGTTCAGCAAAACGCTATCGCCGCTGGAAACAACGCTATTTATGACATTACGAACGCCTCTATGGTTTTGTATAAGCGAGTTTGTGAAGACATCGTAAAGTGCGTTCAGATTTTACCTCCTGACTCTGTTTTATACAGGATGTACGAAAACGCCATCGGAAAAGAAAATATGTCGGTTCTTTCTTCATTTAAGGATCTCCCTATGTACAATTTCGGGGTGCAGATAGTAAAGGAAATGGAGGACCAAGACAAAGCTTACCTGGAGCAGAACATTCAGATGTCTTTGCAGCAAAAAGAAATCGATATCGAAGACTCGATTGCGATCCGAAACATGAAGGACGTTAATCAGGCGGAGCGCCTTTTGGTCGTTCGCCGCAAGAAACGCATGGCAAAGCAGCAAGAAATGGCTATGCAGAACTCTCAGGCACAGGCTCAGTCAGCTCAACAGGCTGCTCAAATGGCTGCTCAAGCGAAAATGCAGGAAATGCAAATGGAGGCTCAGTTAGAGGCCCAGCAACTTCAGCTTAAAAACCAGCTTGAAGCCCAATTGGAGCAAGTCAAGCATCAATTCAGGAAGGAAATCGAGCTCATTAAAGCGCAGGCCACTCTTGGCTTTAGAACAGAGGAGCAAGAATTTAAGGAAAAACTCGAAGTACT